GTGATTAATTCTGGGGGTTGTGATATTTCGGTTACAGGCCATTAACATTGTTATATTCGGCTTCGAGCTTTTCCAGGTCGGTAAAGGAGACGCTGGTGAATTCGTAAACCGGGTTACCGCCGGCGGGTCCAACTTCCATGATCATCTCGGCATCGCAGTTAAAGAGTGCGGCGAAAGATTCGACTTGTTCCTTAGTAGCTTCATGGGAGATGTCGAGTTGGATAGCAAACGGACGCATGTAGTCAGGGTAGTTCTTAGACATGATATATCCTTTCTGTTGATATTATTCTTATACAACATCTAGGAAAAAATGTAAACCCCCTTATCGCACATATTTCAAACTTTTTTCCACAATGCCAATGTCTTCAGGATTATTCACCTCCCAGAAGTCAAAGTGCAGTGGATTCATCTTCATGCAATGAATTGTATAACCATTCTCCAGGAATCGGATTTGCTCTAGCCCTTCAGTCTTTTCTAGTGGGCTTTCCTCTAGCATAGAGTACTCAAATAAGGCTTCTGGCTTATAGGCATACATGCCAATATGATAGTACATGGGAATCTTAGAAGACGTGGACTGTACGTTGGTCAGGTTTGCACCATATGGGATCATCTCTTTAGAGAAGTACAACGCAGCTCCATCGGTATCAGTTACCACAGTCGTACCGCCAGCTCTGCCTTCTGCACGGCAATCCAAGAAACGTTCGGCAGTTTCCATATTCATTCTGAATGTTGGAGTGATAACATCAAATGGTTTGTCAAAGGCGTACATCCTCTCGTACTCCTCCATCATCATCTTAAAGACATAATCTGGAATAAGCGGCGAGTCACCTTGTAGATTGATTACGTAATCAAACTCGTTGCTGAACTCCTCACCATGCTTGTCAATAAGTTTGACCATAGCCTCAGCAACACGCTCTGTTCCGTTCTTATGGTCAGGACTTGTCATCACGTATTCTTGATTGATGCGAATACACAGGTCTGCAATCTGTCGATCATCAGTAGCAACATAGACAGGAAGACCAGTACGCTTACCAGTCTCGATAGTCTGTTCAAGTACAGTCTTGTCACCCAGCTTCTCTAGCATCTTGCCGGGGAATCTACTGGAATTGTATCGTGCTGGAATAATAATAATTGGTTTTAATTGCATTAGTCAATCCCCAGTGCATCACACAGAGTACGAATGTCTCTGCATACCATTTCGAATTGTGGAAGGTTTAGGCTGTTCGGCCCGTCAGATGGTGCATTGTCAGGATCAGGATGAACCTCGACGAAGATGCCATCTACATTTTTGGTTGCAACAGCGGCCCGAACAAGAGCGGGTACATAATCCCGATTGCCACCAGAACTAGACCCATTGCCACCGGGTTTCTGTACAGAATGAGTGGCATCAAAAATAAGGGGAGTAGAATAGCTATCAGCAATGTACTGAAGACCCGTAAAGTCATTAACAAGGGTATTATAACCAAAGCTAGTGCCACGTTCAGTAATCCATACATTCTTGTCTCCAATCTTGCTAATAATGCCGGCGACATCCCATGGTGCTAGAAACTGGCCTTTTTTTACGTTAACGATCTTTCCTGTGTTCTTTGCTGCCAGTAGTAGGTCGGTCTGCCTGCACAGGAAAGCAGGGATTTGTAGTACGTCGACAGAACTCTTGATCAGAGCTGCCTGTCCTGTAGTATGTATATCAGTTACGATCTTGCACCCAAGCTCTGCCTTAATATCATCAAAGATAAGCATAGCAGATTCTAGTCCTACGCCACGCTCTGCACCCATTGATGTACGATTGGCTTTATCGAAACTTGCCTTAAAGTAATATTCTAAACCGTATTTCTCTGCCACGTTCTGACAGTATCTTGCCACGCCTAGTGAGTTTCTTTCCAACTGGCATGGACCCGCAATAATCTTCATATTATACTAACAAAGCGATTTCTTCTGCTCTGTTCTCCGCTTCTCTTAATGTTGAAATATTTTTGGAGTGGAGGAAGACAGTACCATCATCCTCCTCCGCTACCAGCTCATAAGTGTTACCGTTCTTGTACACCTTAACCAATCCACCATTATCCTGAATCCAGTATTCAGAGATTAGAATTTTATCTGTCATATTCTAATTCCTTATACCATTGTTTTAGGAACGGCAGGTGGTTTTTTAGGATACCTGCACACTTGTAGGCAACCTCACGGTGTTCCTTCTGTGTACCATTGGCACACCGTAGTTCGCAGTAGTGAATCCAAGAACGAATGTTACCTTTCATGTACATACGAGACTGCATGTTACCCTCCGGCAGTACGGCACGTGCTTGCTCCTTGGCGATACCATTCTCAATAGCCCACTTATATGCCAGCTCAGCCTCATGAACAATCTGTTTTTGTTTTAAATACCAAGCATTCTTTAGATCGTCATCATCCGTCTCGATAGAGTTTTGGCGATTCTTAGTATCCTGTAGTCGTGCTTCACGCATATACACAGCCAAGTCCTTGGTAGGATCAGCATACCGTTGACTAAACTCTTGGAATGAAAACGAACGATGACGAAGAATCTGACGAGCAATATCACGTGTCGTATTAATTTCTACGATCATATCAACCATCTCGAAAGGGGACCAGTGCTTATGCTCAATCAGGTACTTTAAAAGTTTATCCGCAGGTGCATCACTATTTTGATTTTTAGGATTAGAGATTCTGGCACAATACACAATAATATCTTGAGCAGACATTTTTTTACCTGTGCCATCTGCATAGGCATTAATCAGTGAGGAAGTGATTGCAACAGGAAGTACGGTTTGGTTCATATTTTAAAGTCCTTAAATTTGTCGCCAGAGGGAGTTTTGTCGAATACGGGAATGCCATCGTCAATGACATTTTGACTAGATTCGCCTACGTCGTATAGCCTCATCTTAGACCTATCTATCCCTAATACAAACCGCTTGTGCTTACCAGGATCATTGTAGCGATTCTTAAGCTGCTTAATCATAATCTGACCTGACTGGTCCAGTTCGTCATTAGTGATAAGTGCTAGCATAAGATCAGCCGTAGCAGGCAAACCAAACGATTCAGAGGTATCTTCCAGTCCTGGGTCAGAGCTACCGTAACCAGATCGAGTAGTCTGAGTTGCACTGACCAGTGGAACAGCAAACTCTACTGCCAGCCCACGTAGCTCTTCTGCAATAGCTTTGATGTACGTATAGGAGTTGATAGCACCACCCATCGACTTCATGCGTGACGATGCACAGATGTTTAGGTAATCGATAAAGATTATATCCGGTTCAAAAGAACGCTTTAGCTTCAATTCCTTTAGTAATCCACGGAAGTGACCGGAGTGTGCAGCACCAGTAGGATACTCCTTGACGATCAGCTTACCAATAGTCTTACTCTTAAGAGAGTTGACCTTTTCGGTAAACATCTTCTTAGACATCTTATCCAGCTGATCAATAGGTATATCTAGAAGGTTAGCATCGATACGTTCAGCAATACGTTCCTCTGCCATCTCCATAGTAATGTACAGAACATTCTTACCTTGTAGAAGGCAGTTAGCACCTATGTGGCACATGATTAACGACTTACCCACTCCTGTACCAGCCAGGAATATGTTCAGCGTCTTGTCTGGCAGTCCACCTTTAGTAATCTCATTTAGGTAGTGAAGATCGAATGGTAGCTTTTCTTCCTTACGATTATAGAAGTCGAATCGCTCCTCTGCATTATCAATATAGTCATGACCTACATATGAATCGAAGCCAACCCCCAATGCTTCAGACAAAATGTCTGGAATAGCATTCTTGGTCATCTTTTCATCCTTACCATCCAGGATGTCGATGGACTTCATGATACCGATATGCAGCGCACGTTCCTGGCACCACTTCTCAGTCTTCTCTAGTAGAAAGTCATCGTCGATATCTACAGGAGAAAAGATCTCTGGAAGCATTGCCGAGATCTCGGTGAACATGTCATCAGACATCTTCTCGTCTTGCTCAAGATCAATACGGAATGCTTCCAGAGTAGGTAGGGTGTTGTGCTTATCAACAAAAGCACCAATCTGCTTAAAGATTACTTTTGGTGGACCTTCAAAGTAGTTTGGCTTGAGAAAAGGAATAACCTTACGAAGATAACTCTCATTGGTCAAGAGTGATCGTAGGATAGTCCTGCTCAGAGTCTCTGCCATTAATTACCGCCTTTCCTTCATCCAATGCTTTAGTAAATGCAGCTACAAGAAGGTCACCTGCGAACTTCTGTAGGTCTGGGTCATCATTCTCAATATCTTTTCCTGCACGATGGAATATATCGAAGTCGAAGGATAGTACGCCTTCCTCGGATCCGTCTTCGGCTTCCTGGATATTCATTTCGCCAAACAGTAGGACCATATCCTTGTATGGTCCTTCCTGTAAAACCTGAATCCCCCAATCTACAATCTTTCCATTGACAGAATTGGTAGTCGTTCCTACTATCCTCCAGTCAACATCTTCTACTAGATCACTCAACAATCTCGTCCTCTTCTACAATGGTTATAACTTCATCGGGAACCATACCAACACGATATTGTTTCTCAATGAACTCTTTGAACTTATCAGAGTTGATTATATCATACCAAAAGTCTTTTGTTAACTCTTTTTGCCTAAAATTCTTCCCATCTATTTCTCCTGTTTCTTGGTCGACTTTGGCGTACCAGCCTTGTTTCGGCTTGATGACGAACTGACCTGCCAGAGCCACATCAAGTAGACCGGAATACTCATCGATGCCACCTTCCCAAGAAACCGTGATAGGAATGTTGGATTTTTCACGGACATATCTAGATTTCTCCACGTTGATTACAAAGTCATATCCGGTAACCTCGGTGCCGACTTTGTTCTGCCGGCGACCGATGATCCAGATATTATCTGCTGAATAGTAGATTCCTGTACCGCCAGACACGATTGCCTTGGGAAACAAACCCATCTCTTGGTATGTATGGTTGATTGCTAGCATAGGAATGTCTTTCATGGTCAGGTACGGAGTTGCCATACGGAACAGACCTTTGAGTGCCTTGGCACGTGACATATCTGCCACAGACTTTTCGTTGAGGGTATCCTCAAGCTCCTTCTTGGATGCTACGTTACCAATAGAGTCAATGATGACGATAACTTTGTCATCACGGTCAATCTGCTCTAGTTGGTTGATAAGATCGAACTTAAGTTCTTCGACGTTAGTAATAGGCGTGTGCAGTACACGATCAGTATCAATATCAAAGTTCTGGAAGTATTCCTGCGGTGAACCAAACTCAGAATCGTAGAACAGCATCACAGCTTCTGGATATTTCTTCATATAAGCTGATGCGATCTTTAGAGCAAACGAGCTCTTAAAGTGTTTAGATGGACCAGCAAGAACTGTAAGTCCCGGAGCGAGTCCACCGTCCAGTGAGCCAGATAGTGCAACGTTCAGCATCGGAACGTCAGTGGGAATCATATCTTTGTCAGTAAAGAACTTAGACTTAGACAGTACTGCAGTGTGACTAAGCTTAGAATTCTTTTTGAGTTTATCCATTACAGACATGGACAATCCTTTCATTTAACGTTAAGAAGTGAATTCTATCATATTTTATACTGGCTGTAAACTATAAATACAATACCTACTACAAAAAAGGCAAACACCATGTTCAAAAGAATGTTTGCTGCTTTTATCATGACACTTGCGGCTTCAGCAGCGGTGGCTCAGGAAGAGACCACAACCACGACCAATGATCCCATTGTCACAGAGAATACCACAACAAGTACCGTAACGACAACCAGTGACTCGACCAACACAGTCATCACTGCACCTCCTACGGCGATCTCCCCTAATATCAATACAGCAAACTCTGACCTGTGTACGGTCGGGGTATCAGGTGCTGTACAAACGCAGATCCTGGGAATCTCGGCAGGATCCACTGTCAGAGACATGAACTGTGAAAAGCTAAAGAACGCCAAGACCCTGTACGATATGGGCATGAAGGTTGCTGCCGTATCAGTTATGTGTCAGGATGGCAGAATCTTTCAGGCCATGATGGATGCAGGTACACCTTGCCCTATCGACGGTAAGATCGGTGAAGAAGCAAAGTCAGAATGGAACGATCCGTCCAACCAGTCACGCAGACCCGATTCTCAACCAGGTATAGGAATGAACATTGATCCGGATACTAGGACCACTCTTATCGGTGGCGCTCTCGTTCTCGGTATTCTTGCCGTATTACTCGGCGGAGGCTGATACTACCTACGGAGTTACTAATAACGCAGTCAATGACGGATTAACCTGGTCGCCTGTAGATGTTTTACCAGATTTTTCATCACCCAACGTATCATTGCAGGTCAATGGCGTAACATACTACTATGTCATGTCTAAGGACCCGACCTCTGATGCTACGGTATATGTTAGAAATGAAGACGCTGTGAATGGTGGATATGTCTTTGAAGAGGTTGATGACTGGTCTGGTTTACCTGGTAATTCTATTCTAAAGAACTTTAGATTCACTGGCATACCTGGAGAACAATGGGGTGACGGTTCTATCACTGTAGAAGGTGACGGAACGGTCACTGATGCTTCTGTTATATACCTTTACAGAATGGACGTAGATGAAACTGATATTATATGCACGAATCCTCTCGCTGATCCGAATTGCCCGGGTTTTTTGGATGCTGTGTATAAATATGTAAGCTCCGTCGAGTACTTGGAACCGGATGACGAATTCTATGAATTCTGGTTAGCAATACAAGAGGAGCGTGAAGTTGAAGTTAAAGAAGAAGAAATTATTATA